GCTCCTCTGTTAGTTGGTTTAGCATTAGCATATTATTTTCTCCTCTGCCATTTGGCTATATCTGTTTTAGCATCCGCATTTTTGCGGTTACTAGCGATTGCCCTTCTTGCTGCGCGGTTAACGGGTTTTATGTCAGACGTGTCCTGTTTCTTTAGACCCCCACCCCCCGTGCTCAGTGTGCGATAGTGTTTCATAGCCAATTTATTCCCTCCCTAAGAGTTTGCTGAACATACGCTCAAGCAATGTTGGTTCGTGTTGAGGTCTTCCCAAGTTAAACGCAGCGGCTACGGAATATACGTCAGCGTCGGCGGGTGCGTCAGTCTCATACACAGGCAGGTCAATCGGTAGTGGCTCACTACGTTTTTTGGTGATACCCAAGGTGAACGCACGTTGTCCTACAGCACCTGCTGTTCGATCCATGATCGAGCCAATTTCCTTGGCTGTCATTCCCGCGCCGTGCATTGTCTTCAACGCCTCATCCAATTCTTTTGTCCATTTAGCCATTAGTCTTCTCCAGTTTGTTTGTGCGTACCGTGATTGCACGGTCTGCTTTGTATTTTGCTCTGAACTGTTCCTGTGCCTCACGTGACGCATAGACTTCGTTCGCAGCGGTGATGCGGTAGACGTCAGACACGACGCCTTCCACGGTAATAAAGTATTGTTTGTTTGCCATACTCACACCTTATCTGCGGTATAGAGGTGGTTGTTCTTCATGGCCCACTCGGTGAACTTCTTGTTGGTCATCACGATAGACTGCTTGGAATACTTGGGTGCGCGTACACCGTTAGCAAACATAGCCTGTGCCTCGGTGTCGAGACGCGGCAAGTAATCCATCCAACTGTTGAGCCAATCCTTGTCCAAGGCTGAGAGAGTTCTATACACAACCATACATACTGCGGCTGCACTGCTCGGCACTTTGGCGTTAGCGGGGTCATCCTTGATCGACTGCAACGTGGGGAGTTGGTCTGACATCTTCACAAACGCCATCAAGTCCATCGCACCACGATCACCGATTGTACCCATGAGTGCAGATGTTAGCGTCACATCGTCGAGGTGTTCCCGCACCTTGAGTATATCCGACGCGGCATGAAGAGATCGCGGGGTAACAAACGCAGCGCGTTGCTGCTTGGGGTGGAAGATGTACGGGTTCTCGTCGGGGTCTTTGACGTCCTCGAACGATGCAAACAACTGCGGGTTGTCTTTACCCCAACCGAGCAGGCTATGGTCTATACCAGCATTGATGCCCCATTCGATCCACTCCATGTGGTTGGTCTTCTTGATCTGCACCACAGTCATACGGTTACGTGCGTGTGGCGGTATCATGTCACCGACACCCTCGCTGCCTTTGTTGGTTGTGGCAAAGACAATGCTGTCAGGGTGTAGTGAGTAACTACCAATCTTGCGTTCGAGTATGAGACGCAGCATAGCGTTCTTCACGGCGGGGTTAGCCTTACCAATCTCGTCGAGCATCAGTATGATCGGCCCATCCAAGTGCAGACCTAGCTCTTCGTGAGGGATCATACGCACACAGCCATCTGTTTCGATGGACTGCATCGACGGGATCATAATGTCACCAAGGTCTTTGGTGGTCGCGTCGAAATATATCTTGCGGTGTTTGGGGAGTATATCTCCCAGCATGTGGATCATAGACGACTTGCCGTTACCCATGTCACCTTGGGCTAGGACGGTACGTTTACTACCCACCGCTGCGATTAGGTCTACGCACTGGTTGAGTGTGAGTGCGTACATTTGTTGTGCTTGATTAGTCATGTTTGTTCTCCAATAGTTGTTTTGTAGTGAGTCACTACTTATAAAGTTTCTTGTGCAACTTGGACTTCGTACCCAAGCTGCTTGATTAGGGCGATAGTCGGTGGCGTTAGTGTCACTGTCCCTGCAATCATTGTGAACATTTTCGCTGCTCTGCACACAGGGTAAACGGCTTTGCTGCCGTAGTTGTTTGTAACTTTGACGGTGATGTTCATCATATATCCAAACTTGGCAGTGATTTGATCGCAGCGTCCACGGCTGCTTTGGTCTCGGCGCGGAAGTATTCATCCTCACGCAGAGCATCGGGGGTGACACCTGACATTGCCTCTTCGAGTTTGTCTGCCATCGCTGACATCTGTGTCGAGTTGTTCACGTTGCATACACGCAGTAGTTCGATCATGCCGGTGACGTTACCCACGAGACTGTCGCGGAATACCTTCTTGTCTTCCTTGCTGACGTAGTCGAGCCGCTCTGACATATTGGTAAGTGCCTTGTGCAAACGTGTCCACACGTCATTCATAGCTGTGTCGAACTGCTTGGTGTAGAAGTCAGCGTACTGTGCTTTAGCTTCACGCAGCGCGTCGTTGCCAATGTCCACGCGGAAGTCACCTGCATCTGGTAGCGGCATGTAGTTAATACCCACGTTGAACTTACGTTCTAGTGCCTCGACGGTAGGATAGTCATCACGTGAGAACAAGTCGCCCATCTTGAGTTGGACGTCGATCACGGCGTCGTTGTACTTAACCAAGAACTCGTTCACCAGCTTCCAGAACTCGTTGACCATGTCGGACATGGCTTGCACATACTTGAAGTATTGCGCGGTGGGTAACAGGCGAAGACCTGAGTTCGACCACGGCATTGTCATGGCTGCGTGTAAGTTACGCATCGCGGTGACGTGTGTCTGTATCGCCTTGAGATCGTCGTTGTGGGCAAGAAGTTTCTTGGTGACGTTAGCCACACCTTTGTCGGCGTGGTTTGTTATGGTGACATCGACGGAGGCGCGCTTGTCTTTCTTGCGTCCGGCCCAGTTCGAGATGTTGAGTTCGACGAGCATCGCGGAGGATGCAAGTGTCGGCGCTTCGGCTTGTGGAGCGGATTGTAGTGAGTCACTACTTTGCAAGTTGATCTGTGTTAGCATGTTCATAGTTCTTCTCCTTACATTGAATACTTGTTGAGACCCTTGAGGTCGTTGCGGTTGGTGACGAGCGTCGCGCCTTGCTTGTGCGCGATAGGTGCTATCGTCCATCCGGCCCGATGCTTGGTGGCGTGGTAGTCGCCGCAGTCTAGGCAGAAGTTGTACCCGAGTTGTTTTCGGCGTAGATCGAACGGCTGGTCGCACGATTGGCAATAGACTTTGTTTGGCATGGTCTGTTCCTTTGGTTTTTGTAGTGAGTCACTACATTGGTTGGTCTTTATGGTCTGGTCGTCGCGGGACGGATTGGTGCCCCTCGCCACTTTTTGATAAAAGCGACTATAACCAATATAGCATGGTAGATAGTGAATGTCAAGTTTTCTGAGTATGTTTCTTGGTGTGTCGTAGTGTATGGTGGTGTCAGGTTGTAGGGGACAAATGTTCCCCTAGTATGGTGGTGTATGGTTGGTAAAACTAGGCTAAGTAATTGATAACGCAGTAATGTTCCAACTGTTCTGTAATGTTCCTTATTAAGTCATTGAAATTGCAGTAATGTTCTAATGTTCCTTGGTTCCTAGACAAGAAGGGGGGTTTTGCGAATTTGCGTGTGGTGGAAACATCGCAGTATAGAGGGGGTCGCGCAGGGGGTTCTACATTATTTATATAGGAACATTAGGAACATTAAGAACATTATAAATAAAACAGTAACTTACAAACACCCAAAAAGGTACTTCTTGAGGAACATTAGGAACATTAAAAAGGAACATTATAAAAATAAGGGGTTTAATCCCCTGCGTACATCTCGTGGCGCAATGCTGCTCTAGTAACTGGTATATATGTGTAGTGACTCACTACCTTAACTTATCGAGGTACGTCTACTACCCAAAATAAACACGTGGCGCAAAGCTGCTCCGAGAACTGGTTTCGGTTTGGTAGTGACTCACTACTCTTTCTGGTGTGGCTGTTTGGTCGCGTGCCCGTGCCGGTGCTGACGTGGCGCAATGCTGCTCAGAGAACTGGCTTCGAAGGGTAGTAGAATTACTACCAAAATCTAGACACAAAAAAACCCCGCAACCAAAAGGCTGCGGGGCGTGGGATTAGCGAAGTGTGAAGTTGGCATATATCTGAGGCACATCGTTTTGCTTCATGTCAGCGCGTCTGTTGATCAGGTAAGAGTATTGCTCTGCCGTTAGACTTTCGCGCAGGACGCGGCGCATGTTGTCGAATTTGTCATCAGGCCATTTTGCCATCATGTTGAGCGTGGCGGTAAAGATATGTTGCATGGTTGTTTCCTCTGGGTTGATTGATAGGTGGCGCAGCGTTTCCGCTGCGCCTTGGTGTTTAGCGGATGGTACTAGCGATATTGTTCAACTCTCTGACAAAATCATCCAGATCAATAGAGCAATCAAAGCTCTCCGCTTTCTGCGCTTTCTTCACAGCCTCTTGGATCAGGCCGCGCACCTTGGTCTCAACCGAAACCGTTTTCGCATATGGGCCAGTCTTTCCTGACGCTACTTCCGCGTCGATATCCTCGCGGTTCTTCAACTGTTTCTTTATGTCGCCGATGACCGCGTTGGCTTGGCGCATCCAGTAAGAGCGGTTTTTACCGTTACACAATTTATCGCCGCACGCTGTTGACGACATATCCATCATGGCCTGCGCCTGCTTCGGGAAACCCGAGTTGATCGCCGCTTTAAAGAACGCCCAAGTTTCTGGGGTGGCCGCGCTGCCATTTGATTTTGGGCTGATGCAATGCGCTGACGTCCAGCCTGCGCCTTTTAATACGTCCACGCGTTTTATTGTGGTCAATGACGCTTTGACTGAATCGCCTGCCCATCCACGAATAGTTGTTTCGATCTCGTCGTTAACAGTTGCAACGTCGAATGTAATAGTTTGAGTAGAGTTAGTCATAGTATGTCCTTTCAAGAACGTGGGTAGTAATACCGATCCCGTCCAGAAGTGTTTCTGGCCGTTCGATAAGTTATGTATACGTGTTTTCGTGTGCCTTGTCATAGTATTCGATGCATCGACGTGGTTTATTGTAGTGAATCACTACGTTTTGGCGTATATGGTGACCCCACCTACCCCCCACACCCCTACGTGACGCGGGGTCACGCACTTCTTATAATACTATTCTGCGCAAATATTTTACGATTTTCCAAAAACGATGCCACATCACCACATTTAGTCACGGGCATCAAAACTACAGAAACGGATTTAAATGCGGATTAGAATCCGTAGCCCCCTACCCAACGATTTTCGGTGCAATTAGACCCCCACCCCCTATATATAAAACACGTCAGAATACGCCCCGATTGAAAAGCTACCAAAAATTTTTTATAATGGGGAAGAACGAGGGAGAAACCATGAGTTTACACATAGAGCCAGAGCGCGGAGTACCAAACCGCCCTGCACCTGATATGACAGACCTATCAACCCAGACTGCGGCAGCTGCAAAGACCGTAGAATACTTACATGCCAATGGGTTAGAGGTCAAAGCGACCGACGAAGACCGGGATGTAGCAGCTGCATTAGCTGTATCTTACGCCGAGAACCCCATGAAGACGTCGAGGGCGGCAACCCCGAAACGGGTGGCACAGTTAACACCGGCTACCTTGCTGTTAACCGATAGAATCCTGAAGGATTTCGGGCATTCCGTGGTAAAAAGCGCAACGCAAGTACGCCACTTAGTCACAAATAAGCTGATCGAGGAGACCGAGAACCCTGATCCACGGATACGGATACGTGCGTTGGAGCTATTGGGTAAGATTACAGACGTTGGGTTGTTCGCAGAGAAGTCCGAGGTGACAATAACTCACCAGACATCGGATGATTTGAAGGAGAAACTGCGAGAAAAGCTCTCCAGATTGGTGAATCCTGACACGGTAGAGGATGCCATAATGATAGACGGCGAGATCATCGACGTTGACAAGGAGCTAGGGTTAGATGGTTGACCTAGCTAACCTAGCTAAGGATATGGAGTTCTCGCCGGGGGATATCCAGCACATCCTAGACAATCTGGACTCGTTTAGTCCTGACGAGATCGCCGAGATTGACACAATAGTGGGTGAATTATCCTCTCGACAGGGTAATAAAGCTGCACATGACGACCTGATTGAGTTCTGCAAACGGATGCAGCCAGACTATAAAGTGGGCCGACACCACCGCATCCTAGCTGATATGCTGATGGATATAGAGCGTGGACCCAACGCCGAGAACGGTAAAGACCGCGTGTGTGTAAACATACCACCGCGCCACGGTAAGTCTCAGCTGGTGTCCATATACTACCCCGCTTGGTTCTTAGGGAGAAACCCTGACAAGAAGGTTATGATGGTGTCGCACACCACAGACTTGGCGGTGGACTTCGGGCGTAAAGTTCGTAACTTGATATCCCTGCCGGAGTACAAGGCGATATTCCCGAAGGTCTCGCTCGCGGTGGACAGTAAGTCTGCGGGGCGGTGGAACACTAACTTTGGAGGAGAATATTTTGCGTGTGGTATTGGCTCTGCACTTGCGGGCCGTGGTGCTGATCTTCTTCTGGTGGATGATCCTCACTCTGAGCAAGACGTTATTAACGGGAATTTTGCCGTCTTCGATAAAGCCTACGAGTGGTTCACCTTCGGTGCGCGTACTCGACTGATGCCCGGGGGCCGTGTGGCTATCGTACAGACTAGATGGCATATGGACGACCTGAGCGGGCGTGTGATTAACGACATGGTCAAGAACGAGATGTCCGACCAGTACGAGGTCGTTGAGTTTCCCGCGATCCTAGACTCGGAAGATGCAGACGGTAAACCCATACAGAAACCGCTGTGGCCTGAGTTCTTCGATCTGGCGGCGTTGCTACGCACAAAAGCATCCATGCCTGCGTTCCAATGGAACTCGCAGTATCAACAGAAACCCACCTCAGAAGAAGCGTCCATCGTAAAACGTGAGTGGTGGAACATCTGGCCGAACGATGCGATGCCTCACGTCGAGTACATAATCATGTCCCTTGACGCGGCAGCAGAGAAACACAACCGCGCCGATTACACCGCGCTTACGTCGTGGGGCGTGTTCCTCAACAAAGAGACAGACAACCACAATATCATACTGCTGGACTCCATAAAAGAACGGTTGGAATTTCCTGAGTTAAAACAACTAGCTATGGACGAGTACAACAGGTGGGAGCCTGACGCGTTCATCGTGGAGAAGAAAAGTTCCGGTGTGGCCCTCTACCAAGAGATGCGACGCATGGGTCTGCCAGTCACAGAATATACACCGCACCGTGGGACCGGCGACAAACTTGCGCGCTTGAACTCCGTGTCAGATATCATATCCTCGGGCATGGTCTGGGTACCGGCGACACGCTGGGCAGACGAGCTGGTGGAAGAAGTGGCTGGGTTTCCGTTCATGTCGAACGATGACTTGGTCGATAGCACAGTGATGGCGCTACTTCGGTTTCGTCAGGGTGGATTTATTCGGCTACCATCAGATATGCAGGAAGATGATTCTTATATACGTCGTAAAGCGGCGTACTATTGACAGGGATGACACAGATACAAGTTTACAGTATATCTCATACAGGACGTTGGTAGCGTCCGTGGGGACATTTCGTACAGCCCTCCCCCGTGCGTTGTGTCCCCACACTACAATGGGGTATTTCAATTTTAGCACTATATCTGCTATAGTGCGTCCAAACGCTTATAACGAGGCATATCATGGCAGTCGAAAAACCTATGGAACCCAGCGACATTCTCCTTATGGAGCCGGAACTTGACATCGAGATCGAAGCCCCAATGGACGTCGAAGTCCTCGAAGTTGAAATGGACGACGGGTCTGTCGTAATAGACTTTGGCGAAGGTACTGATTCTGAAGAAGAAATTGAGCACGACTCCAATCTCGCAGAGTTTATTGACGACGACGAGCTTGAGTCCCTTGCAAACGAATTGATAGAGAGCTTCGCATCCGACCGCTCATCTCGCGGCGAGTGGGCTAACGCTTACATCAAAGGCATGGATTTGCTGGGTATGAAAGTTGAAGAGCGTACGGAGCCGTGGAATGGTGCGTCAGGGGTCTACCACCCCATGATGACTGAAGCAGTTATAAAGTTTCAAGCACAGGCCATGGGCGAGCTTATGCCAGCTGCCGGGCCAGTCCGCAGTAAGATCATGGGTAAGTTAACACCCGAGAAGTTTGAGCAGGCTCAACGCGTAGAAACCGAATTAAACTACCTGATTACCGAGAAAATGCCTGATTATCGCGATGAAATGGAACAAATGCTGTTTAAACTGCCGATGGCAGGCTCCGCGTTCAAGAAAATCTACTTCGACCCCATCACCGAGCGCCCTGTGGCACAGTTTGTACCCGCAGAAGACCTTGTAGTGTCCCACGGATCATCGAACCTCCGTACAGCACCACGGTTTACGCACGTGATGAAGCGTACCTCAGAGGAAATCTTGAAGCTGCAGGTAAACGGTTTCTACCGCGATGTAGAACTGCCGGAAGCTACCAAAGAAACCACTGACATCGAAGATAAGTACAACGAACTAGAAGGCTCCGAGCCTACATTCTCCGATGATCCCCGCTACACTCTCCTAGAAATGCACGTGGACTTAGATTTACCTGAACCATTTGACGATGTAGACGGTGTCGCACTGCCATACGTGGTAACAATCGACAAATCTTCCAGCATTGTGTTGGCTATACGCCGTAATTGGTACGAGGAAGACGTAAAACGTGAGAAACGCATGCACGTCGTACATTACCCTTATTTGCCCGGAATGGGCTTCTACGGCACGGGTCTCATCCACACACTAGGTGGTTTGACCAAGTCCGCTACTTCTATCATGCGCCAGTTGATCGACGCTGGTACACTCTCCAACCTCCCCGCAGGCTTTAAAGCCCGTGGCATGCGTATTACTGGGGATAACACCCCCATCATGCCGGGTGAGTTCAGAGACGTTGACGTGCCCGCTGGTACGATCAAGGACGCGATTGTACCCTTACCCTACAAAGAGCCATCAAGCGTACTGTACTCACTGCTTGGGAACGTCGTAGACGAGGGCAGACGCATTGGTGCGGTAGGTGACATCCAAATAGG